GGAGAACTCCGCGCAATAGTCTGTGTATTTCTCGCCGTACAATGCCATAACTGCACCCGACTTGGCTAGGGCCGCGTCGTACCCATGACATAGCATGACCACGGCCAGAACAACATCATAGTATGACGCCCGCCACATGAACGACTTGGCGTCCGCTTTACCGGCGCGTTCCGCTTCGTCTGACGCCGCCCACTTCAGAAACGCCGTTGCCATCACAGGCAGCAGGCTGGCCGAGTTGGCGGCGAAGAACGGATTAGACGGCATCTGCACCAGACAGGACCAGATCGCGCGGCGCATGTCGTCGCCCGTCACCGGGTCGCCGTCCACCACGTCATCAAACACTTGGATGGCGTCCCACAGGTCCAGAAGCCAAGCGCGGGCATGAGGCGGCAACTCCAGAACGGTTGCAAGGTAGTCCGAGATCGTCTGCTTGTGCGGCACCCGCGCCCCCTACGACAGTTGCTTGATGAACGACGGCAACACTTCGGCCTGCGCCCGCACCATCTCGTTTCGGAAGCTCTCGGTTGCCGCCGCGCCCTGCCGCGCCTCCTTGGCGACCTCAATCTGGAGCATGGGCATGGCCGAGATGGCGCACATCCACTCGTCAATCTCCGCGCCGGTCTGCGGGTGCGTCCCGCGCAACTGCGTAAACCAAGCGCACTGGAGCTGGACGCACTCCTTCTTGATCAGCGGGCAGAATGATCCGTTCTTGAGCTGCATCGTCAGTCCTTGGTCGCGATGATAACGTCAACGTATTGGACGGCCAAGTTGATCGCCGTACCGGTAAATGTGTGAGTGTGCGACCCGCCGCCGCCCGTGCTGGAGCTTGTGCCGGTTGCAACCGAACCGCGCGCTTCACTACTGCCTGAGCCAGTAGGATGAGACTGAGTGGTGAACAACGCATCGTAGGTGTGCGTATGCGCGGGGATCTGCGCTGTAGTGAGCGTCGTGTCGCCAACCGTACCGGCCACTGCCTGCGAGGCAAACGCTGTTGTGAACGCTACCGAACCGCCGCTGCTGGCCGCGCCCGACACTACGCGCAAAGCCTTATTATTGTGCGTGGTTGACTTGGTCCAGCCGGTGGGGGCGGATGTCTGCGCGAACAGCATGGCCGTGCCGCTAGGCAGGTAAGCCCACGCGCCGGTAAAAACGCCAGGCGACGCGATCTCCAACGCCGATGACGGCGTAGCCGTGCCAATACCGACGTTGCCGGAATTGTCAACGATGAACGGCGTTACGTCAGGGTCAGCGGAGTCCTGCACCCTGAGAACGGGGCCGGTGCCTGTCTGGGTGATCGTAAGCGCCGGGGATGACGTGTTGGAGTCAATGGTGACGTTACCGGACAGCACGGGCGACACCGCCGCCGTGGGGGCTGAGATGTTATCCACCGTCCAGATCAGCGCGTCATCAGCGTCTTTCAGCACAAACTTGTAAATAGCGCCGCCCAACCAGACGTTGGCCTCGCCACGCGAATCCAAGATGATTGGATTGGTGTTAGCGGTTGTCGCGGTTGAGTCCGTGTAGGTCGCCTGCAACGTAGTCGTACCGGCGATGTAGGTGTACAGCTTACCGCCGACCAAAGGCTCGCCCGCCGCGTCAACGAAAGCTGTCTTAGGGGTAGGGGTAAGAACAGCCATTATTCACCTATATTTGAAGCTACGGTCAAGATAACCGATGGGATGGCCGGTACAGGCGCAGACGCCGCTATGCGGGCTATCTGGACGTTTGTGTTGGAAGTAGACCACATCAGCCGGAAATAGTCACCTGCACTCATGCGGATGACAAAGTTCCACGCCGCGACCAATGCGTGGTTAGATCCTGCCAAAGTTAACTTGGTAGCACTGTCTGGCACAGAAGTTCCGTTCACGTCCGCCCAGATGTACACGTCCTTAGACGCGGCGTTGGTGCTGACCAGTTGCAGCGAGAACTGGATGTTGTACGAGCCCGTGCGGTTCACATACACCCGCGACGTTGGCGTTCCGATGCTGACGCCTTGAGTCAAGCTGGTGTTATCGAACGTGATGGCGTAAGCCGTATTGATGGCGGCGGCGCTCTGCGTGGTAGTATCGTAGAACGCCCCGCTGCGAAGCGACCCGCTGCCAAGAATGGCATAGAGGTTATAGAAGTACCGATACCATCCCCGCGTGACGTAGTTTGTCATCGTGTCCCAGATGGCGACGCGTGGAGCCGGTATCTGCGTGATGTTATCAAGCATTGGTGGGGCTCGCAATCAATTCCGCGCCCATGATGGCGATCTTGACCGGATCGGTTCCTGACACCTCGTACACGCGGTCGCGGAGCTTCATGGTCATGCCAAGCCTGCGCCACAGGACGCGGCGTCCGGTCTCGCCAATCTTGCCCATAGAACGCCAATGCTCGTTGGACCAAGTGTGCCCGCCGTCGTCAGACCAGCGCAGCATGACCTGCGGATCAGACCCTTGCACGATGATTTCGGATGTGGCCTCTTCCGACTCGCCACTGATCGCACCCGCAGACGCGGCGTCAGACGAGATGCTGCTAAGGTAGGTTGTGGTAGCAGGCTTCGCCCCATCCAGACCCACACCCGTCTCGCAATCAAGTTGCAGGCTGTGCTGCGTCGAGCGGCGCAAGTTGTTGGTGCCGGTGGGCAACGCCCGCCACGAACGCAGCCACTTTTGAACCGCACCTGCCTCGGTGTAAGTGTTGAGATCATAAGAATAAATGTCGCCGGTCAGGTAATCGCCGATAACGATTTTACCGTTGAACGCCATCTGGCAGTTGCCGCGATGCCGAGTGTACTGGTTGTTCAACCAACCGGCGCGTTGGTGCCACGCTTGGGTAGCCACATCGTAAACCCAAGTGATGTCGGCGCTGGGGAAGTTCAACACGTAAAACGAATGGCCGTCCTGCTGGTAGGTGTAGGCCACGGCGTCCGTGATGTCGGCGTACTGCTGGATCTGCCATTCAACGGAATGCGTCGAGATACGAACACCAGCGTAGCCGTTGGAACGGTAGACCATACCGCGCCCGCGAGCGTCCGAACTGAGCCAGAACACGCCGTTGTCGAGCTTGGCGACGGAGAACGGCGCAGCGCAACCGATTTCGATAAACGCGCCTTGGATGCGCGCAAGAGGAAAGTCAGGCAAACCCGCGTTGTACCAGACCTCAACAGTTGATTGCCCAAACAGCCAGACCTCGCGGTGATTTACGATCAGGGACACTAGATTGTCGGGCGAACCTTCGGCGCTGGCAAAGTCAAGCGGATCGACGGACGTACCGTCGTACAGCGACGTGACCCAGAACTTTTGGCTGTTGGGCTGGTTGTAAACGAAGTACCCGTCGATAAACCCAACCGTCACCGCGCCCGCAAAGTCAACATCTGTGATCTGCGCGAACACGTCCGTACCGGCGTTGTAGATGTAGCCGGTAGCGCCCGCCGCAATAAACATCTGGGTGCCGTTGTCCACCATAGACACTTGGCCGGTGCCCGTCACGGTGCCTTTGGCAACCGCGTTAAAATTGCTGTCGAGCTTGTACAGCGTAGTGCCCGACACGGCGTAACCGTAATTGCCAAACTGCCAAAGCCCGCGCACGGGGCCAGCGCCCAGCGAAGCCAGATAGTTTAGCCCTGGCGCGCGCTGAAGGAACGCGGGGTTTTTGCCGCCCGCGTCTTCCGGCACAACCTCAGGAAACATGTTGATCATCTGGTTGTCCGCAGCGTTGACGCTGCGGGCCACATACGCGGAGCCAAGGATCGGGGTTTTCATCAGAAGTTTCCGGCGAAGATGTTAAACCGCTGGCGAGTGCTGACGATGGCGTAGGGTATCGACATGATGTCGTCGGGATTGTTGATGCGCTTCAGGTTGCGCTTGGACGCCATAGCAAGACGGCTGACCGTACCAGACGGCTCTACGCCAAACTCAGGGGCTAATTCGCAAGCCAGATTGTACCGGAACGCCCGCAAATAGCCGGGCGGGAAGTACAGCGGCGTTGCGATGGTGGCGGGCTGGGTCAGTTGCGCTGCCGATATGAAATGCCACTCCAGCACCTTGGTGGGCACCGGGTAGATGTGCATGTCGATGTTGGGGTAGTTCGTATTAATCCACATTACCTGTGGAAAAGTACTGGTCACGGTCTTAACCGCAATGCCGTCGTACTGTTGCTGGTTAATCAGTTTGATGCCGTAGGAAATGCCGGTCGAAGCGTCCACGAAATACGTTGCGTCGTCCATGAGGACAGGACGGTCGCCAACAAAGTCACCAGAAGGGCCAAGGGTCTGGCTGATAAGCCCCGGCAACCACGAAAACACCTGCTCTTGCGTTGTGAATGTCGAAAGTTTTTCCGTGCCCCAAGAGTCGATCATCTGATTGAGCGCGAACAGCGCGTCCTGCGACGTAGCCGCAGAGGGCGTTTCGCCTTCGGCCAAAACGCCCAGAAGGCGAAGAGCTCCGTTAATTTGTTCCCCGGCTGTCGTCATAGCTGGTCATTCCCTCATTCAGCGGCCTGCGACCGCGTCGCCGGGGTGCAAGTTCGTTCACCGGTTCTGACGTGTCAGAAGGCGGGGCTTTGCCGGGAGTATAGCGGCTCCAGCCATTCGTTTCATCATAAATCGCTTCGGCTTCCATAGTGGCAACTTTAGTGCCGTGGACCGGGTGGCGCATATAGATCATGGGTATACCTGTTAGAAAGACGCCCCGCCTTGCGACGGGGCGTCAAGGGGTCAGTCAACGCGGTACGCGGTCCACGTCAGATCGCCGGTCTTACGGGCAAGGAAGCGAGCGGACACGCCAGCAGCAACCGCCAGCGATCCAACGGTGGACCAGCCAGTGCCGCCTACGACGGACACCGTGTTGGTGCCGCCGATGTTGATGATCACCACTTCAAAGCAGCTATTGTCCTTGGCGCTGGTGACCAGAGCTTCGGTAAGAGCCGTCGTGGGGAACGTCAGGTTAGCAACAGCGCCCGTGTAGGTGATGATGCCGGAAGTAAGTTCCGCCGCAGTAAGCGTAGCCGCAGCGGTCTTTGCAACGGGGGCGGACTGAACGCCAAGCGTGACTTCAGTGAGGTTGCCGTCGCCGAGCTGGTAACCACCAGCGCCATTCGGAAGAGCCATGATATTCTCCTAAA